CTCCCGGTGAGGGAGGCGCTACTATAGGGCCCCCGGGTTTGGACACTCCTCGTACTTACGATGCTTGGAGAGAGGCTAACAACCTCTGGTCTTGAAAGGGTTTACCGTTGAAAGATGGGACCCACCCCCCTATGTAGCCACTTGGCATGTGACTCCCCGACCACGTCCCTTGGATTAAACCCCAAGGAGTGACAGTGGTGCGTACGCTATACCACCATTATTAATGATGATACAAGCAATACACACCTGGTTAACTGCTAGAGGAGGGCTTCGGCAACTGCCAAAGTTCCTTAGCCTCTTATTTGGGGTAGGTTCCTCTCTCCGTGCTGACTTTAATAAGTTGGCATGGAAAGTGGAGCTCCTGTACCGCCGTAACGGTGCCACATTCACAATCGCGTACTTAAAAGAGTGCGTGAGAGTGGTGCAACACTATACGGCAGGTATCCCTTTAAGGGCCTGTGAAGGCTCAGTCATGGTTGGGTTGAGTGGAGGTCTTCCGACACTCCTGCCCACGCGGCTTAGAGGATGGGTTAGGTCAGGACATACTATTTGCACAGTTTGTGCCCTTAGTATTCTTGGTGTATACCGGGGGCTTGTTACCCCTGGTGTACTCAAGATAGAGTCTATTGTCGGTCCTTACACTGGTAAAGTGGAGGACTGGCAGGACTTTAGTTCTTTCCTTCCCAAATTCTTTGCCATGTTACCCCGACGGATCACCTTGGGTCGACCGTCTTTTGCTGTTCTCTCCACCTCAGTTGGTCCCAACGGTGGTCGAGCGTCTATCTCAGCGTTAAAAGACGCAGCAGTACTAAAGTACTGTGAGAAGACTAACTTGACACACCTGTTGAGCTTCGTGAGACATGCCTATGGTACTTATTGGTATTGGGCCTTCCGATTAGTAATCGGTTGGCTTGCCTTCGTATACTCGGTCTGTGCGTTACGTTTTCCAGTAGAGTTTGTCTCCACTCGTAAGGGTGTTGACTCTCTCGATCCGGAATCTGTGATTGCACCTACTGAGTCACGATTGCGCCGTTTCCTTAACGGGATCCGGTACTACCTTCGGGTACTTCTAGGTATGCGCTTACGGGTTTCCAAACTGGGCCTTACCGCCAGGCTATCTCGTTTACACGAGGCAGCTGGGAAAATCCGGGTTGTGGCGATTGTAGATTTCTGGACGCAGATGGCTTTAAAACCACTGCACAGAGCTATTTTCGCTGTACTCCGGGAGGTCCCTAATGACGGTACATTTGGTCAGGAGGCCTGTGTTGACATGCTCCGACGAAAAGTCGGGGAAGGTCTCATACAGGCGCAGAACAAGG